GGATACACCAAACTGAAAAGATGTCTTAGTGATGCAGAAAAGTTCGGGTACATACGTAGAGATGGAGACCTGATAATCGCATGTAAACTTTACCGCGAATTTGAACTTGTGGGTACAATAACAATACAAAATAACACCATCATCCCTCACGCTGAGGTGGTGAAACAATTAAGACACTCGATATTCCTGAATAAAATCAAGATAGTCCAACACGCCGGAGATAGAGAAATAATTAACAAAGCAGGGAGGACTGGAAAAAAGAGAGTAAGAAACGGCAAGACGATAATTGGTGGGCTTGCACTATGCTTTAGCGAATCAAACTATGTTGGTTTTAATTTCGGGTATGACAAGGTGGCAAAAATGATGGGTGTCTCAACCAGGACAGCCAAAAGGTATGTCAACGAACTCCACGAAAACGGAATTATCTACAAGAGGCAACGATTTAAAAGTTTTCTTGACAAGGACAAAACAAGACTACTTTCGAGGACTCTTTACGAGAAAATAAAATCCGAAGAAATGGAAAACGGGAGATACCTTGCATACATTGATGGCGAAATATGGGAAAGACAGACCAACAGTTACGCACTAACAAATCCGAAAGACATCAAAATTTACGTGAAACCTTACAAATATAAGTTTGGTGTATCTAAATCGGGTGTCTCTTCTGTTCTATCGGCAGAACCGGTAAATAGTAGTGTTAATATTAATTATATTGGTGACACGGCAGAACACTTGATAAAATAGAAGAGTTAATAACATAGTTAAAGCTTTTTTTAAAGCATCGGAATTTTGTTTTCGGTGCCTGTCTTGCATATAATATATTCCTTGTATAACAGGGTAGACGTAAACATTTCAAAGAACTCTTTCATTTAACCACTGCTGATAATCAACAAGATACAGATTCACAATGTTAAATCTTAGTTAAACAACGTTAATACTGCAACATAAATTTGCACAATAAAAAACAATGTTGTACATTTGTTGCATCAACATTGAGATAACAAATTAATCGATTCAAAAATATGACTTATCAGAGGGACAGCAATAACAATATTAAAAAGATGAAAAACAAGAATGATAAATGGATGTCGATTGTATTATGGCTTGCTTCTGCATATTTTCTTTTCCAAATAATCATGGGGTTATGGCATATATAGAATTTAACTGCAACAAGGGTGTCCAGGTGATTTACTCGGAGGATTATCTCACAATCATCAAAGGCAAAAAAATAATAGACCGATTTGACACTGGGGGTCTAAGTGTAGACGAGGTGCTTGCAATCGGAGGTGTGATAAAGAACATTGTAGACAAATGGTACTTGCATGGGATCTTATTAGAGCGGAGGCTCGAAGAGGTGCGATACCTACCGATATACTAACTTTTGCATACACTCTTAAATTTTTAGCGGGAAACAGGCGTCGTGAGACGGTTGCGCAACACGGGGTTATGGTATAATGGCTATTACGTCTGATTTGCAATCAGAAGATCCGGTTTCGATTACCGGTAGCTCCACAACAGATAAGAGTTCTTTGACATATTGCGGAGCTACGGAAAAGGTAGCGATAACAGCCGGACGGGAACGGCGAAGATAGCACAATCCATTGTAGAAAGCAATGTAATCCTTGGGGTGGTGGTAAACAAGACCCTGATATGTGCACAGAAAGAACTTATCGGAATAACATCCTATCCTATCGCTGGAGGTCAAGAAAAGCGAGATAAGTCAGAAAGAATAAATTAGGATGGGTGGCGGAATAGGAACGCACAATGAGTGCTGGTGTTACATACTACCGGGGAGTATCACTCTAATCAGGTAACACTTGCTGGTATCGAATCCTGCCACATCCTACCCTACTACCATTTGCTTGGTGGTAGGGAACTTGTTTTCATTGTTTGTAATGGCGGCAGGGTGTCGTGAGATAGTCTGTCGCATGTTTTTTAGTATAACGGTAGTGCATCTATTTTGCAATCATCAGGTGGCGGTTCGATTCCGTCAAGAGGCTCTCATTAATTTTAATCAATATGGAATCACAGACAGAATTAATTAGAAAACATTTGGAAAGCGGAAAGAGTATCACTCCGCTTGAAGCATTTAGTATGTACGGTTGTCTTCGTCTTGGTGCGAGGATATACGATTTGAAACGGGATGGGCTTCGAATTAAGACGGAGCGGAAAACTAACGGTAAAAAATGGTTTGCGGAATATTCGCTTTTAAACAATAAGACATGAGAATAAAAATTGACGACAAGATTTACCGATTGAAAGAGATTGAATCGGGGGTTGACAGCTTGATGGAGTTGGTGGAAGAGCCAAAGTTCAAGGATGGGGATTTTTTGCACTCGGATTGGGGCGATGAAAATATTACAATCATATGCAGAAAAATAAATGGGAACGATATTTATTACCATGTAAGCAAATCGAACTGTCTTGGTTTGAATTTTGATAAAGATAGGTTTTGGCCTAACCATGTAGATTTCCGTTTAGCCACCGAGGCAGAGAAACAAGAGTTGCTCGATGCACTTGCAAAAGCCGGCAAGAGGTGGGATGCGGAAAAGTTGTGTGTGGAGGATATTCCAGAAAAGCCGAAAAGGGGAGATTTGGCAATATTTTGGGATTCCAACAAAGAATCGGCAATGATAGGTAGATATGATTACTTTATCGGAGATTTCACTTTCCCACATAGGGATCACAGAGGAGATGTATGGAAAAACGCCATCAAATTTGAAAGCAAGGAGCAGTATGAGAAACTATTAAAGGGCGAGATATGAAAATGAAGAAAGTAAAGAAGATTATCGGGTGGACTATATTGGCGGCCATAAGTGTCGGCATATTGTCAGTACCTATTATTGAGAAGGGCTGGAGAGATGGGCTGATGACATTGGCTCTTATATTCGCATTGTTTGGAATAATATATTTGGCTGTGGATGCTATAACGGAGGATTGATATTATACATAAAGACAAACAAAGTAAATGGTTCAGCAACGACACATCGCAGACAGAGGGTGTGTGGCTGGGGAATGACCCGATAACATTGGCTAATTACGAGGGGTTGGCAAAAAGCGAAACGGAATCAATCCTCTCCGAAGCGGAGATTGAGGCGAGAGCCATTGAAAAGACCGATGATTACCTGCGGTCTTGCGGAGACACAACGAGTAAATACTTATAATATGAAAGAGCTAATAGAAATACAAAACGAACTTAAAGCGCCAAAGAATCAGCGCAACACATTTGGTAATTATAACTACCGATCGGCAGAAGACATTCTCGAAGCTGTAAAGCCACTATTAAAGAAGCATGGTTGTTATCTCACCATCAGTGATGAAATGATACAGCTCGGAGATAGGTACTATGTAAAGGCAACGGCAACGCTCTTCAAAGATGCCGACTCCATAAGCACTACGGCGTATGCAAGAGAGGAAGAAAGCAAGAAGGGGCAGGATGCTTCGCAGATAACTGGGGCGACTTCTTCATACGCTCGCAAGTATGCTCTCAACGGTTTATTCTGCATTGATGACACAAAGGACGCAGACTTTACCAATACTCATGGCAAGGAAGAGCAACCAAGGACAAAAACGGTGAAAGCACCCGCAAAAGCTGAGATTGAAAGCGATATGAAGCAGGCAAAAGAAGCCATTGAGAAATGCAAGAGCTCAAAAGACCTGATGGTCGTGTGGGATACTTTTAAAAACTTACAGGGGGTTGCTGAATTTAAAAACGAGATGACAAATGCAAAGAAACGACTTGGCACTAAATAACTGCGGTGTTATTCTCACCGAAGACCACGAGTACTGGCTTGGTGATAAGCGGCTAACTGGAATTACTGGAATTATTTCAAGACAGCTTTTCCCAGACAAGTATAAGTCCGTTCCAGACAAGGTTTTAAAAGCCGCCGCAGCGAGAGGAACAAAAGTCCACGAGGACTTGCAGATATATGACATGTTCGGAGAAATTAACAGCGAGGAGGCAAGGCTTTACGCACAGCTTAAGGAGGACTGCGGGTTCGAGACTATTGATAGCGAATATATCGTTACAGACTACACCGACTTTGCCACACCGATAGACAAGCTGTTGCGGTTTAAGGACACTCCGAACGGGTCGGTTGATTTGGGCGATGTTAAAAACACGGCATCACTCGATAAGGAGTCGCTGTCATGGCAACTGTCAATCTGCAAGTACCTTTTCAACATTGTAAATCCAGATATTCCCGTAAACAAACTTTATGCTATATGGACTCGAAACGGAGTGTCGCTTCATCCTATTGATGAAATTCCGCAGGAGGAGGTGATAGAGCTGCTTAACTGCGAGAGAGAGGGTCGCCAGTATGTAAAAAAGAACCTGCTGACGGTTAACGACCAGAAAGCGATTGAGATTGTAAAAAAGATGTCGGATGTACTGGTGGAGATTGCCGAGCTCGAAGCAAAGAAAGAGTCTTTCAACAGGCAACTGACAGAGATGTTTGAGAGGCTCGGTGTCAGCAAGTGGGATAACGAATACTTCACCATTACAAGGGTGGATGGATTTACCAGGGAGACCTTTGACGGGAAGAGGTTCAAAGAGGAACACCCGGAACTGCACAAGCAATATGTAAAACAGACGGAAGTCAAGCCGTCGATAAGGATAAAGTTGAAATAACAGTTTAAAACAAAAAATAATAAAGAAGATGATTACAGTAAGTGTATGTTTATCAGACATTCCGAAAAGTAAAATTGTAGAAGCCAAAAACGGCAAGAAGTATGTAAACCTCGTTCTCGATGAACGCAGGGAGGTTGGGCAATACGGAGAGACACACATGTTGTACATGTCGCAGACCAAAGAGGAGCGGCAGAACAAGGACAAGAAAGTGTTTGTCGGCAGCGGAAAAGAGTACAAGTTTGAAAAAAGACAGGAAGACGTTCCCGATTCTGATGTGGGAGACGGACTACCATTTTAAAAACAAGAGCCATGAAAGAAAACAACGACAGCTATTGGGTAAAAGTATTCAGACGTGAGGCGTTGAAGTACAGGAATGTCGGTATAAGCAACTTCACGGACTGTGCTTTTGTAAGAATCGATAAAAACACGGTGAAACTGATACGCAAGCATGCAGTTAGATAGGGTTCTTTCCATAATCGACACGATAGAGGGAGGGCGCAGAGAAGCTAAGATAGAGCCGGTTTGCGCCCCTTTCCTTGAGATACGGAGCAGGTGTTCCGATATGGAAGAAAAGCAGCTCAGGGAGGCTTTAAACAAGCTATATGTTGACGGCAGGATTAAAGTCTGGAAAGGCATAAACGATTTAATAGTGCAGACGATATGAAACTGAATTTGCTTAACACGGCACACGGTCTTGTTGCGCTATACGATGATGACTTTGACGAGAAGAAGAAGTTGAAAATCGGGGAGGTGTACCAAGCGGAGATCAGACAGCCGAGGAACATCCGGTTCCACAAGCTTTACTTTGCTTTAATAAACTGCACCTGGGAATACCTTAACGAGAAGCAGGTGGAGTTCTTTCACGGGAACAAGGAGGTTTTCAGGAAGTCCTTAGAGGTAGCCGCAGGGCATTGCGACAAGGTTTTCTCGTTTCGGCTGAAAGAATGGGTAGACGTGCCTAAATCTATTTCTTTTTCGAGCATGGATGAGCACGAGTTCAGAGACCTCTATCAAAGAGTGAAAGATGTGATATTCTCCACGATTCTGCGGGGAATTTCGGAGAGTGAATTTGAGAAGAATTTAATAAATTTTTAAAATGGCGAAGAAAAGCGATAAGACCGAATTTCGGGAGTACCTGCATACGGTGTTGAGAACAATTCCCGACAATGCGCCTGACATATACTACGAATCGCAGGTAGATGCCATTTACAACATGGCAAAGAATGTGTTCATGGCAAGAGAAGAACCGGTAGCAGACAAGGAAGAGGTGGATGCTGTTTATTCCGCTTATCCAACAAGGTGTGTTGTACAAGGCAGAAACTTGGGTAAGAGTTCGGCGGACAAGAAAAAGATTGCACGCCTGCTGAAAGACAACTCGAAAGAGAAGTTGATTAAAACCATTGAGAGATACGTTGAGGACTGTAAGAGGGATAAGGTCTATATGAAGAACTTCGGAACGTTCTTGAATAACCTACCTGAATATGATTTAACAGAGAAGCCAAAGACCGTTGAGATAAGCGGTTATAGGGATTTACGAAAGATAACGGAGGCGCAATGATTGAGATAAATAAAATATATAACGAAAATTGCCTTGATACAATGGCTAAGATGCCTGATAATTTCATTGACTTAACGGTTACTTCACCACCTTATGATAACTTACGACA